AAATTCAAATGAAAGAAGTTGATTCATTTGTTTGTTCAACCAAAGGTTCGACTTGGTAATAAGTCATATACTCAAACCGAGTTGCAAGACTATAGGAAAGCCAATACACAAAGGTATAACCAACAGGTTAGACATGACTCACTTAATAAGGAGTATACAACGTTCTACAACAGTACACAGTGGCGCAAGTTACGTATACAAGTGCTTACACGTGATAACTACTTATGCCAACATTGTTTGGCTCAAGGTGTAGTGAATGACAAAGATTTAATTGTCCATCACAAGATTGAATTGAAACGGGATTGGTCGAAAAGACTGGATATGGAAAATTTAGAGGCGGTATGTATTTCATGCCATAACAAAATTCATGAGAAATAATTTCGTGATAATTTTTGAAAAATAAATTTAAAAATATTTTTGGGGCGAAGGAAAACCCCCGTCACTTCTGAGACGAGCGAACAACGAGCCGACCTTTTTTGCGACCAAATTCTAGAAATGAAAACTTTTCATAAGCCATATATTGTTAGGAGGTGCTGGAATGGCAGGAAGAAAGCCTAAATTGAATGCTACAAAGACAGGAAATCATAATAAAGAAGAATTGGAACAAGCTGAATTAAAAGAGAACGGACTTAAACAGTTTAAGAAAATTAATGTTGATTCTGTTCCAGAAGGATTAACTGAAAATGCTGCTAAAGAGTGGTTAAGGGTTGTCCCGTTACTTGAACAATTACCAATTGCAGATTTAGATTACTCGCTTATCAAGAAGTATTGCGAAGTGTTAGACCAAAACGACACGCTATATCGTGCAATAAGTCAGAAAGATGGTATTGAAGGTATGGTTGACCCAGAAACTAATCGTAAAACTGGCGCTTTCATGGCATATATGGAGTCATTGAAAGAGTTACGTTCTATTTGTGGTCAATTAGGAATGACTATTGACTCTCGTATGAGAATAGTTGTACCTACTGAAAGTGAAGTTAAGCAATCTGTGTATGATGAATTTGGTGTTGATGACGATGACTAGCGTAAAGATACCTAAAGCATATGAAGAATTGTTGAATGTACCTAATGAATACAGAGATGATGCCTACAAATATTGCGTTATGGTACTATCCGGAACATATATAACGTGCAAAGATACTAGATTAGCTTGTATTCGTCATCTAAAGGACATACAACGGTCAATTAATGACGATAGTTGGAATTATATCTACAAGCCTAAACGTGCTAAAAAGGTTATTAAATTCGTTGAAGCGCTACCCGATACTAAAGGCAATATCAATAAACTTGGATTGTTTCAAAAATTCATTATTGCTAGTGTACGTGGTTGGTTTACTAAAGATAATGACATGTTGAGATTTAAAAAAGCTTTTATCTCTATGTCTAGGAAACAAGGTAAATCAATTTTAGTTTCTGGATTAGTTCTATATGCTTTCTTATTTGATAGAGAGCCTAAAGAAGGTAGACAGATGTTTACTGCTGCAAATGATAAGTCACAAGCAAGTATTGTCTTTAACATGGTATCTAAACAACTTATGTATTTTATTTCTAAAGTACCAGAATTAAAAAAAGACGTTAAGAAAGTAAGGGAATTACTTACACATACTAAAGACGGTTCATACATTAGGCCTTTGTCACGCGACACTGGAGCAGTTGATGGTTTCGAACCATTCTTAGCAGTAATAGATGAATACCATGCAGCAAAGACTAATGAAATGTTAGAGCTTATTCAATCAGGACAAGGTAACTTACTACAATCGTTAATTTTCATCATATCTACAGCTGGTTTTGATCTAAACGCACCAATGTACACAGATGAATGGCCATATGCGAAAGATATTTTATCAGAAGTATATACGGATGATGAATACTTTGCAGTCATATTCGAGCAAGATACAGAAGACGAATGGCAAGACAGTACAATGTGGGCGAAATCTAATCCACTTATTAATGAAACAGACGAACTCAAAGAACAAATTGATGATTTCCTTGAAAAGCGTGTTGCAGAAGCTACTAAGAAAGGCTCTATGTTTAGAGTTTTAGTAAAAAACTTTAACTATTGGATGCAAGCAAGTGCAGAGTCTTACTTAGATTTCAATGATTGGAAAAAGAATGAAACCGAATTCGATATAAACACTTCAAAAGTATATATCGGGCTTGATTTATCTCGTGCGGATGATTTAACTGCAGTTTCCTTTATACATTTGGATGAAGAAAACAAACAGTATTATATTACGTCGCATTCGTTTGTAGGCACAAAGGGTGGGTTACAAGGAAAGATTGAGCGTGACCTTATAGACTATAGGCAATTATCAGAAGAAGGCTACTGCACTATTACAAACCTATCCAGTGGCATTATAAATACCAACCAAGTATTAGATTACATTGAAACGTATGTAAATAGGTACAACCTAGATGTACAAGCTATTTGTTATGACCCGTATTCAATACATGGAGTATTAGCAGAGATAGAGCGTAGAGAATGGTTCTATGATTTGTATGAAATCAGACAAGGTCCACAAACACTATCGAATCCTAACTTAGGTTTCAGATTGAATGTGATAAATGGTGATGTTAAACATCATAAAAACCCTTTACTTGATACAGCAGTTAAAAATGCAATTGCTAAAAATGTTAATGATTCAATAATGATTGAAAAGAAAATGAACAGACATAAGATTGACCCACTCATGGCTACAATATTCGCTTATGTTATTGCAAGCGAACATGAATGGGATACAGAAACATTTATGCCATTGTTCTTATAGGAGGTGTGGCTATGAGCAAAATTCTTTATGCGTTATTTATACTTTTATTATTCGTTGTAGGTATAGCAGGTATATTTTATGGATTATATATTTTTTGGAAACCGTTAGCGTATATCGTTGGTGGTTTTATTTTTATTGGTATGTCAGGAATACTAAATCAAGCATATGATAATACCTCGAATGGTAAAGGAGGTGAAAATTAATGCCATTACTAGATTTAGGGTTTAGCAGTAAAGAAGAAAGAATGAGTAAGGATCTAGAACGTTTATTGTACTTTCAAGAACATGGTACACATGCAAGTTACACAGGGATAAACGCTTTGAAAAATAGTGATGTATTCACTGCTACGCGAATTATATCTGCAGACATTGCAAGTACAAAGTTAAAAGTTAAAGGTCACGAAACAAACACAGTGATGAATCAAATATTAAATCTATTTAATAATAATCCACATTCAGATTTACCAGGTTGGCACTTCAAATTCATCATCATCGCAAACATGTTACTCAATGGGCAATCATTTGTTGAAATTATAAGAGATAAAAACGATTTCCCTACAGGCTTTAATTTCTTACATAACGACTTAGTAGGAATTGAAGAAAAAGACGGAGAGATTATTTACAACGTTAGTGAAGATTATGAAGGAAATGCAGTTAAGATAACTAGCGAAGATATATTGCACTTTAGATATATCACGTTAGATGGTTATGTGGGTTACAGTCCATTGTATGCATTGGCTCATGAGATAGGAATTTCTCAAGGTTCAAAAGGCTTTTTGCGCAACTTCTTTGATAACGGTGGAACATCAACATCAGTATTGAAGTATAAAAAAGGGCAAATTAACGCTGAACAATTAAGAGATTTGAAAAAGAATTTCTCAGAAAGTCAATTAAAAAACAACGGTGGCTTAGTTGCTATCGATGACACTATGGAGTTTGACCGATTAAAAATACCTGTCGAAGTCTTGAACTTTTTAAACAGTTATAAATTCAGCACCTCACAAGTTGCTAAAGCATTTGGGTTGCCAGTATCTAAATTAGGTATTGAAACTGTGAACACTTCAATAACGCAAGCTAACCTTGAATATTTACAAAGTACATTAGATCCAATATTCAAAATGATGATTGCTGAACTTGAAACTAAAATATTTAAATTCGTTGATTCTGGGTACGAGTTAGAGTTTGATTCTTCGCGTTTAATTGATATTGACCCCGAACTACAATTACAACGTATCACAGAGTTGCACGGTAAAGGAATTATATCAACAGATGAAGCAAGAAGTGTATTCGGATATCAACCAATAAACCACGGAGATGAACCACTTGTTGACCTTAACAGAGCGCCATTGTCTACGTTGAAGAACTATCAAGCTTCTAAAATAAATAAAGAAGTTGAAAAGAACACCCTTAAAGGGGGTGATGATTATGACTAACAGTAACGTTGACACTACACAAGACATGGTTATTGAAGGATACGCTTTAATATTTAATTCTTTGAGTAACGATGTAGGTGGATTTAAAGAACGGGTGTTAGCACATGCACTAGATGATGTAGATATTAGCGATGTTAAATGCTTAATAAACCATGAGGACAGATATGTTATAGGTAGAACAAAAGCAGAAACACTAGAACTAACGCTTGATAGTAAAGGTTTGAAGTTCAAGTGTAAGTTACCTAATACTTCGTATGCTAAAGATATATACGAAAACATAGACGTTGGTAATGTTAATGAATGTAGTTTCCATGCATGGTTTCCAAAAGTTAATAACGGTAAAGATACAGGGTATTTTTGGACCGTTGAACAAGGAGAATATGTTAGGAACGTAGAACGATTCGATAAGTTACTCGATGTAAGTGTGGTTACCACACCAGCTTATAAAGACACTGGCGTGTTAGTTGCTCAACGTTCGCAAGATCTCACCGAAGTTAGAGAACTAGAAAAATTAAAAATAGCAATTGAACTGGAAGGCCTTCGTTTTAAAACGTAAGGCTATTTTTTATGCACAAATTTAAGAAGGAGGATTATAAATGGCTAATTTAGATGACCGTAAAAAAGAATTATCAAGTTTGGTTACTAAAGCGCAAGAAGCAATTGACAAGGGCGACCTTGAAACAGCTCGTAATTTAAAAGCTGATATCGATGCGCAGAAAAAAGAGTATGAAGAACTCGAACAACTTTCGCAAGAAATTGAATCATCAGCACCCAAGCAAGAAGAAGTACCACAAAAAGATGAAGGTGCAGAAGAAACTGATAACAAAGCAGCAGAAGAAAAAGAAGATACATCTGTTGATGATGCTAAAGGCGAAGAAAAGTCAGATGATAAACCATCAAATGACGACAAACCATCTTCAAAAGAAAAACCAGAACCACCAGCTATCGAGAAAGTAGAAGAACCTACAGAAGAAGAACTGAAAGAAGAAAAAGACAAAAAGAAAAAAGAAGGAGCGAAACGATCTATGGCGAAATTAAATCAAAACCAAGAAACTAACGAGGAAATCTTAGGTTTCGAACAATACATGAAATCTAAAGGGGCTAAACGTGACAACGTTAAGTCTGATGATGCAGGCGTAACAATTCCGCATGATATTAAATATATTCCAGAAAAAGAAGTTAACACTGTACAAGACTTATCACAGTTAGTACAAAAAGAAAAAGTTTCTGGACCTAGTGGTGAATACCCAATTTTGAAACGTGCTAATGCTAAATTCAGTACAGTCGCAGAATTAGAAGCAAACCCAGAGTTAGCTAAACCAGAATTCAAATCAATTGAATGGAAAGTACAAACTTATCGTGGGTCTATTCCAATCTCACAAGAAGCATTAGACGATTCAGTTGCTAACTTAACAGCTATTGTATCTGAAAATATCAACGAGCAAAAAATCAATACA